AGGGGAGGTAGGCTTGGTGCTCTTTGAGCGTTCCTTTCCTCCAGGGAGTGTAGAACTCATCATACATCCAGTTCTTTTTCGGGTTACAGGTAATAAAGAGCTTTCGTTTCAGCCCATACTCCCTGTTAAGGTGTCTGCCTACACGTGTCTTTAGGGTGTCATAGGCTCCGAAATTCACCTCACCGCCCTCTTCGATCCATCCACCTGTGAACTCTATAGATCCATATCTCTCATACAGCGGATCAGAGGGAATGTATTTCAGATCCAGGAAATCTATTCGTGAGCCATTGTGAAACTCAATGTAATTGAGGTTTGCGTTATAGCTCCAGATCTCATCTGGCACATTGTACCTGGTACACACTTTCTTGAATGTGATGTAGGTACTCTGTGTGATACGTTTCAGCTCAGCACGTCCTATAAACCACTTTGTTCCTGGGAAACAGAGGCTCATAAACAGGAGCCAGGCAGCACCAGTCCATGATTTAGCACCTCCAGCAGCACCACCATAAAGGACTTCTGCGTGCTCATCATCCGTCAGCAGATTCAGAGCCTCATTCTGTTTCTTGTGTTGCAGCCCATCAGCACAGGTTATGAAGTCGAAGCATCCACGCTTGAATAGCTCGATCTTCACCTGTAGGGATGTAGGGATGGTGACAGCCTTGAAACGTGCCATACGCTACCCTCCTTTCCCCTTTTCGATCTTTTCCAGGAGCTGGTTGTATTGTAGTAATTCCTCTGTAGAGAGCATAGAAAGATCCGTGGGTGCTTTCACAACCTGGTTTTCAATCGTACCCTCAATATTCTGGGTTGGCTGACCATAAACACGATCCAGCACGAACTCCAGGGCATCAGTCTTACCGTACCTTATACAGGTGTTGATGTGACTAACAAGCATCTGGATCCATGCTGGGGTTTTCTGGTTTGGCTTTTTCTTACCTGTCTTTTCGTCTATCTCACCACTCTGCACCAGAGCTGTGAGCTTTGACGGTGGCAATTCCAGGAGGGCTTGCATGATATTCTTGAAATCATCCTCTTCAAGCTCATGCCCGATCTGTTCTCCGATGGTCTCTTTGAGGTACTTATACACCTTAGGCTTCCTGCCTTTCTTAGGAGGCTGGTTTTCGCTTGTGAAGCGGTTGCCCAATTTGTTACCTTTTTGAAATCTCATCCGTTGATTCTTCGTTGATTGCGTTTGTCAAACACACCTACAGGATAAAAGGAAATCAGAGGCTTGTATGCACTCTGATCCCTATTCACCTGGTAAAGGATTACTCTCCAGCAGCAGCGGCCTCCTGAGCCTCATACTGTTTCAGGAACCATACCATAAGGCTGTTACCTATATCATCATAGGCATCCAGTTTCTCACAATAGGCATCCGCTTTGTCGATGGCAGAAGCCAGAGCCTTACGCTCTTCATCCGTAGCCTCAGGAGGGAAAAACTCTCCTGCTATGTCCTTTTTCATCATTGCCAGCTCCAGCTCAGTAAGCTGAATTTTCTCCTGGTTTTCGCTTTTCTGTGAATCCATACTTTTACTTTTTTAATGTTATACTTATATTTTGTCGAATATGTTTCCGTTGTGATCGCTGTGTTACAGCTTCCATTTTTTAGCTATACTGATGGCCTTACGTGTATATTTGTCAGAACGTCCGTGAATACCTTTTGTAATCACCTCAGCCCAGAACTCATCAACGTTTGTCTTACCATAGCGGCCATAGCCTTTCTTTTTCTTATCCCTACTCCACTGATGGTAGAGCTTGGAGATCTCCTTACCAGCGGCTCTGTGCTTTGTCGAAGTGTAAGAACTCGTCCAGGTAGCGTGTGCCAGCTCATGTGTAACCGTGTGCTGTGCAGCCCTGTTTGTCACGTTCTTAAATCCGCTGTCATAGTTGCTCTTCTTATAAGCAGCCTCGAATTTCTTCTTTGGCTGGTCAAAGTGGGATCTTGAAAGATAGATACCTTGGGATCCGTTTGCTCCAATGTAGGTTACACCGTATGCACCTGGAATGTCTGCCAGCTTGATACTCCTTTCCCTCACACCCATCACAGCCTCATACCTGGAGATAGCACGGTTTATCTGTTTCTCCATATCCCTGTGTTTCATCCCGCCAATGGAAGTGGCGGACTTTTGCATCGTCTGTACCTGTTTCTTGGTAAGACGCTTACCTGTAGAGGTCACGGCTACACCAGATCCACCTCCACCTTTTGCGTAATTGTTTACACCTCCTGAGTTCCTACCCATAATCTTAACGAATTTAATTGTTACTATATTGTGGCTCAAAGCCTATTTCTTCTTAGCGTTGATGAAGTCAGTCACATACAGCAGCCCTTTCTTCTGGCAGAAGTCCTGGATCTCATCACCGCCTCCATATACGATCAGGTTAGGAGTTTCCAGCCCGCTTATCTCCTGGGCTACCTGGAGATCCAGTTTTAGGCTCTCCATCCATCCGTCAAGTCCACGTGTAAAGAAAGCGTTGTAGCCCTTTGGAATACCCATTTTGTTGTACTCTATGAACTTGTGGGAAACATTCAGATCCGCATACACCCTCACACCACACTCCTGGAAATACCTTGCAAGCCATCGTTTCCTGTAGATCAGGTAAATGCCGTAGGCTACAGGTGTCTGGTCATGGCAGCTACAATTTGGCTCCACAATCGCCTTGCATCCGCTCATCAGGAGCTTCACAGGATCCTTGAATAGAGCTTCAAACCTGTAATCATCCACGTAGAAATGGTAGGTTGCCACGTCCTTTCTCAGGCGGCTGTTTGCACCCCAGGGAGAAAGAGGCATTTCCAGGTGGCTTGCTTGCATTTCCAGGAGCAATGTGGGAATGTCGAATTTATTGTTTGCTGGATAGAGCACATCCTTTAGCATGGATCTGTAGAAATCCTCCTTTTCAGGATCGCCCTCATCCTCTTCATCATCATCCGTTTGGTTTTTCTTTTTGCCCTTGCTCTTCTTAGGCTTATCCTCAGGCTCATCATCGTCACCTGGGAGATCCTGAGGCATCTGCTCTGGCACTCCCATCATATCGAAGTCAGCACCATCCCAGAAAGGATCCACGGCCATAACGTCATAGTCCCATTCACCGTTAGACACGTTATCCCTGGCAATGATCTCCTGCCTCTCATCATCAGTAAGCTCTGAGTAGAGCATGGTAGGAACCTGTTTCAGTTTCAGCTTCAGTGCAGCCTTATTCCTCTGGTTGCCACACAGTATATACAGCTTACCGTCAATTTCCTCCAGTGCCTCAGGTCTATGCACCCAGAATCCATTGTCACGTATGCTATCAACCAGCCTTGCAAAATCCTCCTTTGAGATCTTTCTGGGATTGTGCGGATGCTGATGCAAGTCCTTTGGGTCTCTATATACTAACTGGCCTACTTTCATACTATTCCCCTCCTGCTATTTCTGGAACCTCATCACCAGTTTCCTTGATACCCTTGAAAATATCCCTAACGTCCTTTCCTGAATCCACGTCATTGAAAGTGGCGAAATCATCAGGAACGTCACAGATCTTACGGATCCACTCAGCACGCTTAACCAGGTGGTGGTATCTCTTATCCACATACACCAGGATATTACCGTTTGCATCCTCTCCAATGGCATAGAAACGGCCTCTGTAGTCCACTGGGCATCTGACAGCCTCCAGGATCACAATAAAGTCATAGCAACAGGCCGTAACCGTTGCCGTTCTGTTCCAGACACCATTGATGTAAACATCAACCCTTTCACCCTTAGATGGGTAGGTGGTGGGAAAAAGGTTGTGTAGAATGAATGAGCCGATACGCTCACCCAGTCCTAAGAAGATCCAGGCCATTGCCATAATTGCCAGGATCAGAAGAGCCGTTAATATGATAACTACATTACCCATAACTCATTTACTTAGTGAATTTTCGTTGCAAAGATAATAATAATCTGTGTTTATTGAACACATTTTATGAAAAAAAACGCTAAAGAAAGGAAAATAAAACCATTCAGAACCCAAAAACCAGCATTGCGGCATCCCTATTGTGCTCGTTTGTAGGCTTTTTCCAGCCTGTGAGTTTCTTGAAACTCTCAGCATTCATCTTAGTGGCATTGTTCTTTGGTGCTACCATCTGGAACTCCACCTTAATGTCTGTCAGGAAATCCTCCCAGATCTTACAATCACGCTTTACTGATCCAGCACCCTGGAGCTTGTCACGGTCTTTCTTAGGATCGTTGTAGCCGTACCAGGTACGCTTTCTTGCATCCTCCACCCTCACAATGATCTTAGTACCGTTCATGTAGGCATTCTGCTTATACCCTCTTACGATCTCCATTGCACGGTGGATCATCATTGTCTCGATCTGGAGAAAGGTGCGCTGCCTGTTATCCCAGACAGCCACACCTGTATTCACACCTGTATCAATCCCTATGTAGATCATTCCTTAACCTCCTGGGCTTGATCATTATCCTCCTGCTGATCGCCTACCTCCTGGGTTGTCTCAGGCTCTGGCTCATCATCCGTCTGGATGGATCCTGGCATTTCACACAGCTGGATCCCCTGGAGTGTGTTACGCTCCTGCCTGGATGGATAGAACTGTACCATCATACAGTAGTCTGGGATGTACTTATCCCTGATCTGCTGGATGATCGGCAGAGTGATCGGCATTTCCTTGCTGAATATATGGAGCATCCAGAGGCCGTTTTCCCTGGTAACTGTCACTATGAAGCACTTGAAGAGGAAAGTACCCTGCTTATACTTACCATAGGCATCTTCCACCTCAGGCTCCTGGTTGGCACTGTTCTGTAGCACCTCCATCAGACTGGCATTGATCAGGTGCTTACGCTTTGCCCAGTACTCAGGGAACTCGATCTTACCGTTCAACACTACACCCTTTTCTGCCAGCTGCTTCATCTGCACCTGTCTGGCATTCTCTCTCGCTCTTTTTTTGTCTTGTTTTCTCATAACTAATTGAATATTAAATAATTACAAAGTTTCTATCTCTTTTTCAACCTCTGATATACGCTGCTCTAAGATCATCATCATACCAGCTTTAATCTCTTCATCCCAGGTAGATTCCTTATCTGAGCTTGTGTTGTTCGTTTCATAGACCATGATCACTGAGTGATTGCCAGCCAGTAGGCCGCTCATCCTTTTCAATTCGGATCTCTTATTCATCAGCTCCTGAGCTTTCTCCAGATTCTCTATCTTCATATTTGCACCTCATGTGTTGCGTTATACATTCTCCATCGTAGTACTCACAGGAACGGCATTTAGGACTGAGAATAGTAACACCAGGCTTGTAAGGGCACGGTGTCACATATTCCCTACCTATGCTGTTAGGATCAAGCCTGGAGTAGTAACTGAGGATCTTCATTATTTACCAGGTTTATTAGCCTTATACTCCCTGGTAGCCTTGATGATACTCTCATGCTTATCCAGGAGCTTAGCCATCAGATCAATGTCGATAACCGTATCACCATCCATGTAAGCCCAGAGGGTACGCAAAGCCTCCGCTACCTGTTTGGCCTCCTTAGACGTTTTCAGGGCATTCAGAACCTCCTTATTGGTTGCTACTGATCTACCCTCGCTCTGTGCCGACTTAACGGCTGATCTGGCAGCTTTCACCTGTTCCTGTTCTGTTCCATAGTTGCCAGCGATCTCCCTTGCAGCCTTTACCGAAAGCTGGCCGCTTACGATCTTTTCCTGTAGCTCTGATGGCAGATCCAGGAGTGAGAGGCACTTGCTGATGAAAGCTGGGCTTTTCTTGAATTTCTCAGCTATCTGTACCTGGCTGTAGCCAAACTCATCCTTGAAACGCTGGAACATGATAGCACATTCGTACTCAGTGAATTTCTTTCCCTCATTCCTCATCATTTGCTCGATGTAAAGATCCTCAGGCTTTGCATCCTTTGGAGCTTTGAGAGCCTTGATGTAGGGAATATCAGCACCCTCATGGATAGCCAGCATAGTAGCCCTATATCGTCTCTCACCGTCCACCAGCTTGTAACGCTCCTTACCATCCACCTTATAGGGGATCACAGTGATTGGGTTAAGAACTCCCTGAGCCTTGATCTGTTCTTTCAGCTCATCCAGGTCAAACTCCCTGCGAACATTGAAACCATCCTGGATGTCAATGTTTCTCGGATCTATCCAAAAGAGATCCGTTCTTTTTGTTGCATTTGTTTCCATAGAATAACTAATATCTGAAATCTGTTAAATGAATGATCTTACCCTCAAATACGTTGCTCTTATAGAGTGGTGTGCCAAAGAACCAGCTCACAAAATCCTCCACGCTCAATCCATCATTCTGAGCCAGGAGCTTAACGGAAACCTCCTTACCGTCCACCCATGCCTTTGGCAGCTCATCCTCACTGGAGTAGGTCATTGTGATTGATTGCAGCCCGATCTTATCTACCTCTCCCAGTGTCCTTTGCTCTGAGTTGTACGGTCTGCCAGTCCACTCTCTCAGGCTCAGGTACTTTCTCCCTGAGTTGATCGCCTCATAGCACTTATCCCACCAGCCTTTCTGATCGGATCTGATGGTGTGGATCTTAGTGCCAGCTTTCAGCTTACCCTCAAATCCAGTCAGCTCACCCACTCTGGGATGGCCTGGAGGGAATTTCTTTGAAAAGGTGATTATCACCTTACGTTTCTGTTCTTTCTGTGCCATAATCAATACTTTTTTCCATGTTTGACGATTCTTGTTTTGTTGTATATCATCTTTAGATTGATGTGTGTTATAATGTCGATACCCAGGAGCTCAGCAAAGGTGCATATCTCCTGTTTAGCGTAATTCAGTTTCTCATCCAGACTAAACCCATCCTGGCACAGATATTTTTCAGCCAGACAGGTTTATATTGTGCTTTCCAGCCAGATCCAGGATCCTGATGATAGCATCTGCCAGCTCATCGCCAACACTATCCTTAACCCTTTCCTTAAAGTATGTCTTAAACCAGAAACTCATCCAATCATCTGTGATACCATACTCAGACGCTGCCTGTTGATCCACTATAGCCACCATTGCCTGGAGGTTTCCGTTATTCGATTTTCTGTCTGCATTCACAGCCTCCATAAGCTCAGAGGAGATAAGACAGAGAAAATGATCATCACTGGGCTCATCGTCCCAGAAACCGTGACGTACTGCTGTATTGTGGGCATTGTCACGTAATGTATTCCAATCTGAAATCAGTTGCATATTTACTTAGTTTATTTTCTACGGCTTTCACCGTGTAGTTCTATAACATTGAAACTTTTGAAGCGATCCACCAGGCGATCCTCAAAGCGGCTTTTCAGATCTTTCACTGTCAGGTTGCTTGTTATGTGGTAGTGTTTGCTGAACTGCTGGTATATCTCATAGCGGGCAAACAGGAACTCATCAGTTATCTGTGTAAGAAGAGTGCCAAAGCTCTGCTGTCTCTCTGTCATAAGCCCCAGGTCATTCAGGCAGATATTGAACGGATTGCCCTCAAAGGCTTTCGGATCTGCCAGCTCATTGAACGTATAGCGGTCTATATGGCCGTTGATCTTGTAGTAGTTCATCAGCTGTGTCATGCTGATATTACGAAAGGCATTCTCATTCTCAGTAGCCCTGAGGTAGTCGGCAAAGATCTGCATGAGCATCGTCTTACCAGTGCCAGGCTCTCCGATCAGCATAAGATTCTTGCAGATCTTATAGTTCTCATCGGGAAAGACACTCTCTGCCAGCGGGCATCCATTGAAATAGTAGAGTAGGAACCTCAGCACTTTCTCATTGTGCTCATCCACCTGGTAAGAGGAAAATTCCCTCAGCATATAGTTGTCACCTATGCTTTTCACCAGGCTTGCATGGATCTTATACTCATCCTCATCCTCCAGGTTGTACTTAAAACCTCTCAGAATAGTCTTTCTGTGCTTTAGCCTTTCCTGCTGTGCCCTTTCCTGAGTTAGCTTGAATTGCTTCTGCTGATGATCCCTGATGATCTCCAGAGCCTCCCTGGTTGTCATTTGAGCTACTGGTTTGCCATTGATCTCCATACTTCATTATTTCTTCGTTGTACCTATCCACCACCCAGTTAAGGATGGCCTTATAATCACTCTTATACTTTTTGCCTTTGGAACCCTTATAGTTATCCAGGATCTCTATCATACGCTTAGCGGCATCCTCTCCAAAGCTCTCACAGAGCTTAGCGTACTCATCCCTGGTAAGGGTGACACAATCGGCATATTTGTACTTCTTAGCCTTTGCAGCCTTTTCCCTCTGTTCCTGTGTCAGCGGTGGAGGTGTCACCACCTCTACGTCCAGTGGCAGCTCAGCTTGCACAGGAGCCGTTTGCTTTGGCTCAGGAGGCTTTTGGGTGAACACCTTAGACTTTGTAGTGCTACCACCCTTAATGCCAGCCTCACGTCTTTTCTGGCTTATCTCAGCACTCCTTACCATACGTCTGCTGTATATGGCTCCATCAGCACGTACACCACACACACCACCTATGATCAGCCGATCCAGCCAGGTATCAGATCCTGAGGCATCCTTTCCCAGCATCCTGACTATCTCATCCTGGGTGTATATGTCACCTGTAGGCTTCACCATCACACCACGCTCCACGCTTTCCCACATATAGCACAGCATATCCATCCACAGCCCTCTGATGTCAGGAGGCAGCACTTTCAGCTCTGGGCATCTAAGCCAGTCGGAGGTGTCGAAAGGCATCATCTGTGTTTTGTTCTTAGCCATATTATATGCTTTTTAATGCTGGAGGTGCAAGCGCACCCACACCTCCAGCGGTTAGGAAATAGGGTTAGTTCTCCATGATCGAGATCTCAGGAGCGATCTTTCTGATCTGATCGAGCACATCATCAATGCACTTATCCCTGAAATCTTCAACGGCCTCGTTTGCACCAGGTGAAACCAGAAGCAGGAGGCAGTCACCATCAGTAAGATAGTGATCAAACTCAACGGTAACAGTTACCTTTGGTGTTCCCTTGAAGATAGACAGATTCAGATCGAAGCTCTTAGGCAGGTTGCTCTCCACCTCCTGGCGGTAAACATCAGCCATTGATCCAGAGGGATCACGCTGTTTCTCCACCTGGCTCTTTGCCTTAGCTGTAAAGTTTTTCAGCAATGAAACCAGCTTCATGCAATCCTCACGGTTGGCAAAGAGGCAACGATTGAGGCGCAGGAACTGACCCAGACGTGCGGGATCCCAGCCATAATGATCATCGTTAATGTGGGCTTTCTTGAAGATCTCAGTGAACTCCACAGTACCAACGATAGTACCCTTGTGGTACTCATCATCCTCATTGGTGATAAGGGTGATACTCATAGCCTCACGATCCACGAAGATATGGGATTTGAGCTGGTCAATGGTCTTAACACGTTTCTCCAGCCAGTCAAAAGGAGTGGAGATCACACCCTTGATATTGGTTTTGATCGGAGCCTTAGTAGGCAGGGGATCAGCGGCTCTTGCAGCCTCACCCTTTCTGATGATCACCTCTACTGGCTTTTCGCCTGTGTAGTTTTCAATGTTCACACAAACTGACTTTTCAAAATTCTCTTCTTGCATAATTTTTACGAATTAAAATTGTTAATGAATAATGTTTATTTAGCCCTCAGTTCCATTCTTACGGATGGCCTGGAACATTGTGCGCTGTCTTTCCTCAGGTGTCATGTCACGCTCTTCAACCAGGTAGCCGTTAGTGTCATAGAAACCAACCTTACCGATCTCTTCAAACACGAACTTGAACGTGTCACCCTGGACTTGCTCACCGCCCTGCTTGATCTCATCCAGGATGGCATCCTGTCTCTCTTTGAGAGGCTTGATCTTTCCTTTGAGGTCAGCAGAAACCTCTCTCAGCTCCTTTTCCAGAGCACTCTTTTTCATGCCCACCTCACAGTACTCAGCACGTTTGCCTTGCACCTCTTCTGTGCTGAACTTTCGGGTGTAGAACTTTTCCACGATCTGGTCACAGCTGTCACGCATGATCTGTTCTCGCTGTTCCATCGGATCATCAGCCAGCATGATCTCTGGCACTCTTTCTTTTTTCTCCATGTTACTTACTTTTTTTGTTACACAATAGGTTTTCCAACCTCAAAATTAAATTTCAGATATTCAGCCCAAAGCTCAACGAACTGCCTACCAAAGTACGCTGCCTTTTCCTCTGTTTCCTGGCACAGACGGAACCCAATAGTCGCATGCGCATACGAGGAACGATAATTCGTATACAGATAACCGAAACCCGCAAACGCACCATAAGTCGCAAAACCACCGAGCAGGGCACGTTTCTTTTTCTCTTCATCACTCATACTGTCGATCTCTGACTGTGTGAATAAGCCAAACCACGGCCAATAGAAATAATCATTACCATCTGGATCTGGCTTAGGCTCCCAGTTCCTGCCCCACAGAGCACGGCTGATAGTTTCCAGCTTCATAAGAGCCTTGATGTGATCACTGAACTGGATCATAACACCAGCCTTATCAGGATCAGCCGAAACCTCACACATAACCATGTTATCAAAGTTACAGGGCTTGCATCCCAGGGCTACACAGGCATCCTCATAGGACTTGATGGACTTGTAATCATCCAGGTTAGGCTTATTCTCTGGCTTGCAGAAAAGAGCTGCCAGCACGTCTTTCACCTCCTGGGATTTCGCTGCTTTCAGAGCGGCCTCCACCTCTACCTCAGTTACGATAATTTGTTTACTCATTTCTCCAATTCTTTTAGATTGTTCAACTTCTTAGTTATCTTTCTCACGATACGGATAGCGTTCTGAACTCTCAGGCTCTGGCCTGGAGGTACGCTGTCTATGATCACTGGTAACAGCCGTATCAATTCCGATACCAGGTTATTTGCTATGATCTTCATCGTCTCTGAGCATCCAGTACTTATCAGGATCAGGGATCTCTATATTCAGGTACTCCCTGGCATATTCCCTCAGCTTCTCACAGTAGGCAGAAAACTCTGTAGTGCTCATCCTGGAGGTGGAAGATGGAAACTTCACGATCTCACCAGTTTCTTTGTTCACCACCTCATCTGCAGTCATCTGTGCCTTAAAGAACTCATGTAGCTGTTCTGTGTTTGTGAACTCCCAGCCAGCATCCACCATTGCATCCAGCATCAGGGGATATATACAGCCCCACAGCCATCCGTTTTGGTCATTGGATCTGGGCTTACGGACTTTCTTCACCTCCACCAGGTAAATTCCATCCAGAGCCTGTACGAACCAAACATAGAGCTTATTCAGGTTAAACAGGCCATTCACCTTTTCCACAACAACCTTGCTACTCATAGAGAGACATCTGTTTTCTCAGAGCCACGCTTACCTCATGGATCGCACTCTCACGGCTCTCCAGGGATGCTATGTAGTCTGCCATTTCCGTTTTGGTAGTGGCTATGTAGTAACCCTCTGAGGTTGCTATCACTCCAGGCAGGAGGGCATTTACCCTGATGTGGTTAATCACTTTGCGAAGCCTGGCATTGTCGATCCGATAGCCAGCCATACGCATTTTAGCACAGATCTCACTATTCTTTATCGCACGTTCTTTGCCGATCTTCATAGACAGCCCACGTACAATAATGGGGGTGAGCGTATCACGCTCATACTCCGATAGAGGTTTTGTCTCATTGGTGAATCCGTTAATCATATCTCACAGCTTTATAAGTTCCATTTCCAAACCTGGGTAGGCGGCATAGGTGGGCTTACCAGTGAGTGCCTGGATCTCCGACACGAACCGCTCAGCATCGGCATTGTTGCCAGACAGGTGGATCAGCACCACCTCTGCCACCTTTGACAGGTCATTACGGCTAAGAAAAGACTTTGTAGATGCAAGCTCCAGGTGTGACTTTGCAAGCCTATACACCTGGCTCTCATCTGTACGGTGCTCTTCTATTGCCACCCTGAGATCTTCCACTGAGTAGTTACACTCTATCAGCACATGGTTAAGCCCAGGGATGGTATAGTCGAGCATACAGGTGTCAGTGGCAAACATCAGCAGCCCCATAGATGGATGGTTTATGAGCCAGCCCACACATGGCACGTCATGCTCTGCCTTGAACGGCATCACCAGGAAACCGCCCAGCCTGTACTGTCTGCCTATCTCCACAGGAACGGCACGGCTCCCAGAGAAAGCCTTTGCACTGAATACCTCAGGCAGTGCCAGCGTGTAGAAGATGGAGGCATACTTATCCAGGTAGCCCGCATGGTCGTTATGCTGATGGGTTACACAGCATCCAGCAACCTTTCGGACATCGAAGCTCAGGGCTTTCTTTGCCTCTTTAAGGCTCACACCACATTCCAGGATCAGAGCCTCTGATCCGTTATCCAGGATGTAGCCGTTACCCTTGCTGGAGCTGCCTAACACTTTCAGTACCATAGCACAGAGATTTAATAGGGTGCTTCATTGGGATCAGTAGTATTGACAGGAGCACCACCACCGTTTGCAGCCTCTCCCACATTCACGGCTCCCTCACCGTTCATCGTCAGCAGCTTCTGGCCATCCTGATCATTATCCTTGATCTCGTTGGCATCAGCCCATTCCTCACTTCTGAGATCATCTGAAATGGCGGTTTGCATTTCCACAGAGAGATAGCCGTACTTGCTCAGGAGGTTTCTCACCACCGTCTTAACACCCATAGAGTGGAAATTACCCAGCCAGCCTACTGTCTTGCTATCATCAGTAGATACAGGCATATCTGCCAGGGCTTTCAGCTGTTCCACAGTAACCTCCTTTTTGATACCCTTAGAGTACTTCTTAGCGTGCTTAGCCATCTGATCCACGGTCATGTAGAGCGTCTTACTGAATCCGTTAAGCAGTTCAAAGTAGCAGAAATAGCCAGCAACCTTATCCGATTTCTTCTCACCGTCAAAGGCGATCTCTCCAGTGAGCTTGCTCACCTGTCTCACCTCACCCTCATATACCACATCGGCATTGAGGGTACGGTACTGGCCTGTACGCATAGCCAGCTGGATATATCCCTTATAGCCCAGCTGAAAGGTAGGCTCCATCTTTTTCTCCCAGATCTTCTTACCGTCCTGACCTATCATTTCACGGCCATACTGATCCTTTTTAGGATAGCTGTTATTGAACGGAATGATATAGGCGAATCCCAGGGATCTGTTGATAGGGAGGTGGAGCACAGCGGCTTTCAGAGCCTCCATCACAACCTGGGTAGGGTTACACTCTCTCAGCTTACTGTCTGAGTTATAGAGGTCGATCACTGAGGCTACGAATGTACTTGCATTCTTACCCAGGGCATTCTTAAACTGTTCCTGTACGCTGTCAGCATTCAGGATCTTTTTCAGTTCCAAAGTCTTTTCATTGACTTTTGGAGCCACAGCACCACCATTGGCGGTTGCTGGAGTGTTTGTTACATTGTTGTCTGCCATAATACTTATGCTATTGTAAGTTTCTTATCATTGGTAACACACAGGAGGATCTTCTGGCTGGAGGTTTCCAGGACATTGTTCACGCTCTCAGCGTTATCCACGAAGATAGGAGCGTTCACACCCTTAGACTTGCAGATCGCATTGATAATATCCAGTCCAGCATTGATCTTACCAGCATTATTCACATCAGGGTATGGAGTTCCATTCACTGTGCATACACAGGTAAGTTTCTCTCCACCATTGAGCTGTGAGGAAACGAATGAGAATGAAACGATCTGGAAGAGGCCGTTGATACGTCTCAGCAGCTCATCATCCTTAGCCTTTTGGAACTGTAGGCAGTCAAACTCCCATTTCTCCAGCTCAGCGATCTTTTCATTGAGGTTATCCCTCTGATCCTCCAGCTCCTTGATCTCCTTATCAGCACGCTCCAGGATGGATCTCTGGCCTAAACGCTGGTTAATGGCATCAATCTCACCTGAGATCTTCACCTTTTCTGCCTTAGCCTCAGAATTGTCTGCCTGGGCATCACCCTCTGGCTCCTTAATGGCTCCCAGCTGGTTTTGCAGTTCCGTGATCTCATTCTTGATACCTATGAGCACCTGATCCTTTGTCTCGATCTCCAGGTAGTCAGGCTGATCCACCTTAGCGGCTGTGACACTCTCCTGATCCTTTGTCATTCTCTCTATCTCCTGGGATAGACGGATATACTCAGCGTCACCATCCAGGGCTTTCTGATAGTCAGGCTCAGCGGGTACGTTTGCCCTGGCAGATACCAGGTCATTGGTTAGTACCTTGATCTCATTCTCAGCGTTGGTAATATCGCTCTCAGTCTGCTTATGCAAAGCCTCCTTATCAGTCATGGTCTTTCTCTGACGATCCAGGGTAGCCTGTAGATTCTCCAGCTTAGCCTTTACAGACTTTCCTTTCTCCACGTTGGCCTTGACCTTTTCAGCCTTTTCAGCGTTGAAATTAGCCTCCAGCTCCTGACGCTTAGCCTCAATATCATCCACATCCAGAGGTCTCTTACAGGTAGGGCATACCATCTGATCAGGTTGCATCACAAACTGGCTTGCAGAAAGAGCCTTATAGTCATTGCGACAATCCACCAGATTGATCTCAGTTTCCTTGATGTTACGCTCAGTGTCACTTACATTCTTCTGGGCATCCATAATATCATTCTCCAGAAGATCCTTAGAGGCTTGCAGACGCTTCAAGTTATCCTGGAGCTGCCTGATCTTACCCTCCAGGTCTGCCACCAGCTTCTTAGCATCCTCATAGCCCTTACCAGCAGCCAGCTTTACCTCTCCAGATCTCTTAGTGAGCAATACCTTTAGATCATTGATCTTTGCCTGGATCTCGTTACGCTGTTTGGCGGCTGTGCTCTCTGCCTCCTGGACTGCCTGGTTATAGCTCTTATCAGCCTCCAGCCTGAGGGCATTCTTACGCTTGCTCTCTTCCAGCTGTTTGTCATTGATCTGTGTCTGTAGGCTGTTGCGCTGTTCAAAGATCTGGGCATTCTGGGCTGATCTGTCATTTCTCAGAAGAGCCTCCAGGTCTGCCAGCTTAGCCTTTTTCTCTGCCAGTTCCTTTTCCAGGGCATCCCAATCCTCAGCCTCTGGTTTCAGCTTCTTAGCTGTCTCGATCTTAGTAGGTATCAGAGCCAACTCTTCATTACAGGCACTCTTCTTAGCCTTGATCTCCTTAGCCTTTTCAGCTATAGGAGTGCCAGACAGAGCCGAAAGGAAATCTGCATACTCAGGTTTAAGCTGTGCCACGTCCTGATCTGTCACATTACCTACCATATCCTGGAGCATCAGCTTCTTATCCTCAGCAGGGAGGCTGTTAAAGAAGAATGGGTTAGTGATCATACGGAAAACATTCTCTGGAATGATAGAGCCGATCTTAGCGTCATACTCACGCTTAGTAGGCAGTTTCACATCATTCACATAGAAGAGCGTTTCGTGGTTCTTTAGGGTCTCAGTGGTAGTGCCTGTAGGCTTTTCCCACTTCTCACGGTACATCCTTTTCAGCTTCATTTCCTTACCGTCCACCAGCAGCACGGCTGTTACAGAGTGCTCCTGTTTCAGGATGGGATTTCCCTGGGCATCCAGGGTCTTGATGTTGAAATTGGAATCAGAGCGTTGTGTGCTATCCTTACCGAATAGCAGCCATGTGAAAGCATCGAAGATGGTAGTCTTACCTGTGCCATTCTCGCCTCTCACCTGGCTTGTGCCTGGGCTGAAAGTCAGCTCCACATCCCTGGCTCCCTTGAAATTCACCAGGTGTAGGGATTGTAATACGATCTCCATAGAATAACTTTTTACTTGTTAATATACTGATTTAATCTCTCCGACTTGTCGAGTGCTACCAGCTCAGCCCTGGAGTATTGCATTTTCGATCTCTCAGACGTTCCCATCCTTACAGGCTTGATCAGCCCCTTAGATCTCCACTCCTTAACCCTACTCTCCTGAAACAGCCTGTAAGCCTCCCTCTGGGATAGCAGATCTTTGGCGGGTTCCTGTGACTTGATATAATTATGTACCCCCAGCTCGGCCATATCCATACAGAGGTTTTTCAGTTCAAATAGTTCCAGGGTGATCTCCATCGTTAGCCTCTCTTTCTCTGAATATACTGTTTCACACTCTCGCCATAGTAATCATCCACATAGAACATCCTGGCTACAGCAGCTCCCATGATACCAAAGAAGATGTTGTGTCCTGTCATTGTGCAGATACCTACTACCAAAGCGGCAATGGTGAAAACGATTGCTATTGCACACTGAATAGCGTTTGATAATGTTACTTGTTTCATACGATCTGAAATTATTTAAGTCCTAACTCATGTGCTGCCACCGTGAAAGACGGATGATCCTTGATGGCATTAAGCACGTCCTGTTTACTGTTCATTGTGGAATCCATGCCCTGGATATTGTATTTGCGGCCTGAACACCAGCCAAACACCATCCATGTCATACCCTTATAAAAGGGCTTTCCAC